GTGTGGTTGCCATATTAAAATTATGACTTACTAATTAAGATAAAGAGATCATCGACACGCTTCTCTAGCCGTGTTAATTGATCCTTCATACTAGAGCCACCATTCGGGCGTAACTCATTAAGCCAGCCTTTAACTAAGAAACGTAATCCTATTAGACCGCCTGATAGCACGGCCATAACGCCAGCGCCAAAGCCAGCCCATTCTGTAGGACTCATTTTTCATCGGCACCGATGCCATAGGCAATATCGGATTTATCTAAAGCCCTAGCTGCTGGCCCTGCGAGTGCTGCAATTACTACAGACAACGCTGGGTCTAGACCTAACTCATTACTTGCTAAGAATGTTAAGAATGATACCAATACGCCACGTGCGTATGACTTTAGTATCGCCTTTTGTTTTTCGCTTATCTTCATATCTTGCCCCCTATTAGTGGTATATCGAACGGCTTACTATCTGTGTCGCCTAGCTTTGTAAAGCTAATATGGATGTGTCGCTTGTGTGGATTAATGCCTTTGTACTTACGCCATTTCCAGTTTAATATCTTCGAGCATATTCGCCCGTTGTAGATGACGTATGATAAACGTTTATCTGATTTCCCTGCGATTCTGATCTGGTCAGCCAGATAAGGTGCGAGGCTATCGGATGACTCCAACCTAGAATTAATATCAACTGCTCTGACCCACCCATTGATGTCTGGATTATGATCCGATTTTCTGGCGGAATGGCGACTATCGCCCAACCATCCTTCTGGACTCTTAGTACTCCTATCCGGAAACCACGTATCAACTTGATCTCTTAATTGCACACCAGCTGCACATAATTTAGCCTTCAAAATCAACCTCTGGAACTATCCAGCGGCAAGTATCTTCGTCAAAGCCAACAGCGTTATCAGGTTCTGGTGCAATAAATGCGTCTCTTGCTATGTCGTAGGTATAACCTATGCCCGCATAATTTTTGCGTATTTTGTTATTATAAGATGTTCGCTTACAAATTTGACCTCTAAAATTACCATACCAAGTTTCGGTGTCTAAACCTTCTATTAATTCAGTTTCATCAATACCGGTAATAACTTCAGTAACTATTCCATCTGTAATAAATGCGTAATGTGCCATTATGCCCAACTCACATTCCCAGTACCAGCTGTAATAGTTGTAACTTTATTTAAGCCTACTGTTGCAGTAGAACCAGTTAAACCAGCACCAATTGTAATTACATATCCAGCAGGATAAGAAAAAATTACTATACCTGAGCCGCCTGCGCCACCTGTACCATAAGAACCACCACCGCCAGCACCTCTATTAACTGTGCCAGCGCCGCCAGTTGTTCCATTACCAGTTCCATTACCACCACCACCAGCGCCGCCAGTTCCCGCAGTGTAATTATTGTTTACAGAACCACCACCGCCACCTGCATAGGTAACAGATGAGCCTGAAATACTAACTGCTGCACCAGCACCGCCATTACCGCCTACTTGGAAAGCAGCATTTACTCCAACTGCACCAGCACCGCCACCGCCACCGCTAGCCGTATATGTAGTATTATCTGTTAAACCTCTGCCGCCTGCAAAACCTTGATTAGCTGGAGATGCAGCACCGCCAGCATTACCTGGAGTTGTACCACCACTACCACCGCTACCAGAACCACCAGCATTTCCAACAGCAGCAGTTGCACCTCTGCCGCCACCTGCTGACGTTATTGTTGATAGCACAGAATCGACACCATTGGCAGCGCTAGCGCCACCAGCGCCAACTGTTACTGTGTAATTAGTGTTTATAGATAAATTTAAAGCAGATTCTAAAGCGCCACCACCGCCTGTTGCCGTTACAGTGGAGCGAAGTCCACCTGCACCACCACCTGAACCGCCATTACCACCTGCACCACCACCGCCACCACCAGCGATAACTAAATAATCAACTGTTAATGGTGCTAAAGTTGTAGGCGCATTGTTTGCAGCAATTATGTTTAACATTTATGCAATAGCCCCAACAATTACCCAAGAGTTTGCAGCTGTTTTAATACAAGCGGCAGATTTATGTTGCGCTAAAGTTGGCTGTGCAACAACAGTGCCAGCACTTACCACTGTAGTTGTGCCAGAAGTTACTGCTTTAATTGTTACCAAGTTTGTTGCTTGATTTAATACTGTAATAACTGTGCCTATTGGGAAGTTATATGTAGCATCTGTTGGAATGTTAAAGTTAGCGGCTGAGGATTTGTTCATTGGAATTAGTTGCTGGTACTCATCACCGCTACCTACTGTGTAATCTGCTGTTTTAGCAGTTTGTACTTCAAAGGCTGGTAGTCCATTCCACATAGCAGAAGTAACTACATTACCAGTATTGCCTGGAAAAGTTGGCATTATATCTCCTTAATAAGATAATACGTTTTGGTCTAAGACACCATAATCTATGTTGCCTATTATAAACCCATCTATGACAGGTTCTAGCGTTGTAAACACCGTTTTGAAGCTATTAGGTGTGATGGTGTTGGCTACGCCAAATATCTGCAAGGTTTTCTCCAGCTTAGACCCACCAGGCTGGGTAGTGATTACTGTAATCGGATCAAAGAAATCTAGGTTTAGGGCAGCGATTATGCCTGTGTTGTAGTTAGGGGTGTATAGGTCTAACTCGATAGCATCGCAGCGGATCGTGGTCTCAGCTCTACTAGCCACATAAGCCTGCGCATAATCTAGGGCTACGGCATCGGTCTGCATTAGCAAATCTTGCAGGTTATAACTATGGATAAAATACTTGTCAATAGATGGCTGATTGATGGCTGTCTGTGCTGACCCGCCTGATCTGCTGATCTGGGCTGAATTGAATATAAGCGTGTCGTCTAATTTCCATACTGCATTGGCGTATTGGATACCAGTGCCATCATCTGCAAATAGGGTAGGGGTAGCACCTATTGATGCAGTGGCAGTAAGCCTGTCCTTAAATACAAACTCGCCATTACTGTCAACATATATAGAACCGTATTCTGAATTAGCGACAGTCTCCATAGCACTTAGAGATGTGCGTGCTGTGCCTGGGTCAGCCTGTAGGGTAGTTTGACCTGCATCTATTAAACGCATTGATGGTGGCCAAGCGATCTCATCTAATATCTGGTTAATACGTGTGCCTGATAAGTCTCCAGCAGTAGCGCCTGTGACTGTGCTGATCTGTGCGTTTTGTGCAAGCCTCATCGCATCTACAGCTGTGATAGTTGTATAGGCAACCTCTGTAGCATCTTTAGGTTGCTGGTTAACATAAGATGTAATAAAGCCTGAGAATATAGGATAGGTAATGCCACTATATGTAGCGGTTATTTGAACTTTCTTCATAGGCGTTAATAATCCAAAGTAAGGCCCAGTTGGGTTGGTAGGATTAAAGTCGCCATTCTGATCTACTATGCGTAAAGTTAATTGGCCTGTAATAAATCTATCTGCCGTAGGGTTACGACCTATTTTAGTCTGGACATAATTGACCCTATCAGATACATCGACAATTACAGCTGCGGCATCGGCCAATACGTTAGTGCCCAATATGCCTGAATCGATTAGGAATGCCTGAGCAAATGCTGGGCCAGTGCTAAAGTTAATTACTGCATTTATGACAGGCACAGTCATTATTGAATAAACCCTGCTGGCGCTAGATCTCCATTTTGCTTATAAATCTTTAATAATAAATCTTGCATTGTTATTTCAAATTCTTGTAATGAAGTTAGGCTGCCCTCTACGTTTACGTTAATTACAGGGGCAGAGGTAGTTGTCGGCACACCCGATGGCATAGCACTTGATGGTATGTAAGTATCGCCTCTGTCGAATGTGGCAGCACCAGCCTGCACTCTTTCTAATAATTTAGGTAAACTTTCTTTTAATGAGTCTAAGGTGCTGCCCACGCTTTTTAAAACTATAGCGGTATCTGCTGGGTTTGGTGCTGTAACAGTTGTGCCAGCTTTAATTTGTTTATCTTGCAAAGCTGCTAAGTCGTTAAGATATTTTGTTATATCAGCCTTGCTAGAATTTAAAGACAATACAGCCCCACCAAATGCTGAGGCTAAATCAGTAGCACTTTTAGCTGCGCTTAATTCTGCACTGTATTTTTTAGCCAAGGCCTCGTTATTGTCTAGGATCGCTAACTTAGCCTGTATGCGTAGTTTGGTCTCGGCATCGGTAGCCTCGCCTAGCGCCTTCATTAAGGCTATGCGCTCAACGTTAAACTTTTCTTCTAGTTTATCTACCTCAGACTTAGCCTTCATTTTGTTAATTTCATCTTGGCGTAGTTTGTTAGAAGTCTTTAGCCTAGTAATTTCTTTAACACGCTCTATATCTTTAGTGGCGCTAGAGCCTAGTGAATAAGTAAAGTTGGAACTAGATTTCATTCTTTCGTTTGCGCCTGTAGAACTTAAAAACTCAAACCCTTTTTCGCCTAATAAAAAACCTGGCTGTAAAATTTTTATTAAATCTTTTAATCCCCCACCACTAACTTTATTTACTAGGCCATCTAATTTTGATATTAATAATCCTGCGCCATAAATAGCATCACCAATAGATGCGCCCAAAGCGTCCATTTGGCTTGTGGCACTTTCTATGTTTTTATCTTTACCTAGCGCTGATAACGCATCTAATAAGCCTCTTCCAATTTCTTCCTTAAAATTTTCCGTAGATACTGTTAGCAAATCCATTTTGCCAGCATAAGTATCTAATCTGGCTGCTGCTTGACCGCTAAATTTTTGATTTAATTCGGCGAGGATTTTTTCCATACTGCCAGTCTTTAATGTGGCTTTGCTTAGTCCTGCGCCTAATCTACTAAGCCCCGTAGTATTGCCTGCAAAACCTCTGCTTAGAGCTGCGCTTACCTCTGTAAGTGATTTGCCTGTAGCTGCGCTAATATCTAAAGCTGTATTTAATGCTTCTTGGCTTAAAGTAATTGATCCGCTAGAAGTTAGTAATTGCTGGAATGCTGGCCGTAATTCATCATCTAGTACGCCCGTTACCTTTTGTAAATTGGCTATATAGTATTCAACAGATGGTGCTGCAAATGCGTTGCCAGTGTTTTTTAATTGTAACTCTAAAGACTTGGCAGCCTTCTCATCGGCCATAAATGCTTTAACTGCATTTTTACCATAGTTAAATAAAGCCTGAGCCCCAAATACGCCAGCAAAAGTTTTACCTAATTGGCTTACTTGTTTATCAAACGCAGAAATTTCTTTCTTGCCTTTTTTTAATCCTTTGTTGTCAAAGGTGCTGACTGCACTGACAATTAAATTAGGCACTATGCTGCCTTTCTAAGTTCTGTATCTTTTTTAAATTTGATTGCTACTGTATCAATAGCCTCAACCACAGCTGGAATTACTTTGTTTTTAGTTTCATCCCAAGCACGGAAAATAACACGGCCTCGCTGTTTGCCTTGGCCCTTCATACTGCTTAGCATCTCAGCTGCTGAATTAAACTCAGCTGGTGCATTAGGGTTTAATGATTTATTACCTCTAGGTTTATTTAAGCGCCCAGCAGTTTCAAAGATTGCGCCTGATCTAGAATTATTGTAAACATAAAATGCAGCTCTATAACCACTGTTATTGCGTTTGTTTTGACCTGCTGAATAAGCTACGCCACCTATTGCCAAAGCATAATCGTATGGTGGAAATAATTTTTTAGGATCTTTAATAGTATCTATTGATGCAGTGCCTTTAGCCCAGCCGCTTAAAACTTCGCTTTGCTGTGGCAGATAACCACGTGCTCGATTCCGGACTATTAACATAGCCCGCTTCACGTTTTTAGACATCTCTCGATTAAGGTCTTTGTCTACATCCTTCATGGCCTTTTGGAGTTGCTTAACGCCGTTTACTACGACTGGCATTTCGGATCTCCTTAGCTCTGTCGGTTAGGACTTGTATGATTGCGGCATACATTTCGCTATCCATATCAATAAACTCTCTAGGCGGTATCCCAGTCTCTACGCTCAGCTGTGCGATGCTGTAAAGGACTGAGGACCGCTCAGTTATTTTTTTTCTTCGTCTAATACCTCGACAGTATCCAGAGTGTCAATAAACTCTGCTGACCATAAAGGTATCTGTGCGCCAGCCCTGCGTAAGCATTCATAAGCAAGCCAGAAAATTTCTGTTTGCCTTTCGTGCTCACGCAAGACCTTGCTAATACCTGAGCCGTACTTTAACTCGAAAGCGTACTCGACACCTGGTGTTATCTTGTGCTCTGATACTTCACCATTAGCCCTTGTTATCTTTAGCTTTGCCATTATTACTCCTTAGTTAGAATGCCACCGATGGGGACACTGTTATTGCGGAGTTTACAGTAAAGGATAAACTGCTGCTTGCAATTTCTGCCACGCCGCCTGTGCCAATCGGGGTTAAGTTATTTACCAAAATTGAAAATTGATAGGTCGGGTTAGTAGCTGATACGGCAGTGCCTTTAACAGTGATTACTGATACTGCTAGGGTCTTGCCAAAGGCTGCGCTGAGTGTCTCGTTTACAGCAGAGGCTGCCCAGTCATTGAGGAAATCAATAGAAAATGTGCCAGATTGCAACCCAGCCACAAATCGGTGAGAAAGATCCCCTTGCGTTGTAACTTCAAGTTCGTCCACAATTTGATTGATTACAGCGTTAGTTACGTAAGCGCTGATATCGATTGAAGGTACTGTAGGTGCAGCATTAGTAGCCAACTTAACACCTACGTTGTTATTTAAATAAATTGCCATACTTTATTCCTCTTCTTTCTTAGTTTGTGCAGTTGGTTTTGGTGCTTCTTTAATTTGGCCTGTCTTGATTAAGAAGGCTAAGTCTTCTGATGTGCTCATTTTAACTCCAGCTCGTTAGGATTGATACAGTTATTTCTGATGTTAATAAATCTCCACTAGCTGCATTAGTTATAGCTGGAGCGGAGACACTTGATATGTTGTAAACCAGGGTCGATGCCGCTAGTTTAGTTACTACTGCCACAATAAAATTCTCTATGCCTAATAGGTTGCCTTGATTGTCAAATGCAGGTGTAGTTATTAAAATCTTAAAATTAGCCAGGGGTGCTATGGCTGTCTGGCTGTTATTGTTAGGCACGATATAAGGATCGCTAGGGGTTACTACAACGCTGTTAGCAAGCAAAGTTGCAGGCGGAAATGAGAAGGTTGACCATACGCCATTATTTGTTAAGGCTGTTGCTAGTGTGCCACGTAGGGTGGAAATCGCTGCCATTAGCCCACCAGTGATGCTGGACTTGAATACGGCTGGATGAGACCACGCACTCGGTTAATCAGCTGATAACCCATCCGATAGGGGCTGGCACTGATCCCATCCATACCGACCCCGCCTGTCTGGCTAACTTGTCTTGCTTGCCAGATGTCCACTGCAATTATCATCGCAGCTTCTCGTATTGCAGGGGTGCTCGCATAAGATTGGGTTTTGTGCTCTGGGCCTCTTGCGTTGCCATAAGGCACTACTTTATGAAAATTTTGGTTGGCTGCTGTTTTTGCATATTGCACAAATGAATAACCATTTGGATAATTGGCTTGGCCATATTGATACATAAATACTGGAATAAGGTTAGTTGTGCCTGTGCTTGGCGGTATTGTGCCAGTGATTGTGTAAGTGCCGTTAAATGTTGAACCACAAGC